CATTCATGAGGCTCCTTTGGTTATCGGTCATGCGGGAGATAACGATAGTCTCCCCGCGTTTGGTTGGATTAAAGGTTTTTCTCGGCAAGGGGATAATCTTTATGCAGAAGTCGCATTTACCGACGCTGCTAAAGACCTAGTTAAAGATGGTCATTACCGCAAGGTATCCATCTCATTCTATTCTCCTGAGAGTCAAATCAACCCGCATAAAGGGAAATGGAGCGCTCGTCATCTAGCACTGCTGGGGGCTTCTCCTCCGGCGGTAAAAGGTCTTGAGCCCTTTAATTTCAGCGAAATCGAAGGAGTCTTTGATTTTGCAGGAATGACCCTCTTTCCCGAGGATGTCTTTGATGAAGAATTAGGACCTACGATGATCGTAGAAAAAAGTCCATTAGAAATGCTTCAGCAAAAACTATCCGAAGTGCGTGAAGAGATGTATGGTGCTGTTCAAGAATTACAACAAGCCTCAACCCAACAATCGCAGCAACCAGCTGTAGAAGCTGCAAATTCAGCAGCTTTAGAACCAGAAACTATGAAAATGGCCAACCCCGAAACCACAGACCAATATTCTGAAAATCGTTACAAAATGGGTCGCGAAGGCACTGAGATTGCTCAGCAAACGGCTGACCTTGAAGATCAATTTCCTGAAGAGGATTTTATGGAAAAAGGAAAAATCAGCCGCAAGCACGCCCCTGGTGCTCACGGCCAAGTCATGCAAGTCGTAGAAAATGTCTATGACGAAGCACATAAAGAATCGACTGCTGAGCGTAAAGAAGCCGCCGATCGCGGTTTCGAAGCCAAGCGTCAAAAGAAAGAAGGTCACAAGGGCGAAGCCCATGAGACCAAAGAGCTTATGAAAGTCCAGGATAAAAAACTTTCTGCTGATCATAAAGAATTACCTCCCGCTCTCAAAAAGCGTGCTGAGGAAGTTAAAGAAAAAGGACATTTCGCTGAAGATCATGCCGAACTAGAGTATGATGAAGTCTCATACAAGACGAATCCTGCTCCCGGAGTTGTAAAATTCGGCAAAAAGAAAGAATCCGACGACGATGATGACACCGGTCGTATGGAAACAGCTCGTTCGGCTGACAACGGTTATGTCGATCGTATGAAAGTTGGAAAAGCAGGTGCTTCGGGAGACACCGGACGTATGAAGACTGCTAAGAGTGGTGAGCAGGACACCGACCGTCTGCACACTGCCGAAAATGGTGAGCAAGACGCTGACCGTATGCGTACAGCTAAGGCATCCCCTGCTGAAGCAGAAGGAGAAAGCCGCTGGGCGGGTCAAGCTGATGGCTATGACCAAGTTACAAATAACGACCAATACGATGCTGGAGCAGGTGATTATCCTGAGCCCAATCGTCCAAAGACTTCCAAAGGATCAGATCCTTACGGACGGGATGAAACCGCCACTAAAATTCCGACAGAAACCGAAGAGATGCCGGATGATGAAGTCTTTGCTGTTCAGACTACCAATGTAATGTCCGACAAGAACATGCGTGTTCTCCGTCAAACATCGAGCCAAGGTCGTCAAGCTGTCAAAGGTGAAGCTATCCCTAGCTTCGCTGAGCAAGATGAGGAAGAGCTGGATGCTGAGCACGGTGAAGGTGCTGGCAAACCTGCAAAGAACAAGCAGCTGACACCTGGTGCCATGGACACCACCGACGATCCAGCTGAGATTGTTGGTCCCGATGGCGCTTATGCCGAGTCCTATAAAGGCGAGAAGAAAGCTTCCGGTAAGCAGCTTACTCCTGGCGCTCAGGATTCTCTGACTGATCCCGCAGAAGTTGTTGGTCCCGACGGTGCTTACGCCGAAAGAAAAGCATCGAAGAGCAAGCAACTCACTCCTGGTGCTCAGGATTCCTTAACCGATCCTGCCGAAATCACCAAGCGTTCCGGTGGAGTTTATGCTGAAGAGCATGCCGAAGGCAAAAAAGATCCCTACACCAAGACTGGGTTCGGTTCCACTTACGATGAGGGTGAGGTCGATGATGAGACCGAAGAGGACTTCAACGAACTGAGCGTTGATCATTGCGGTATGGAGTACGGCATGGGTTCCATGAGCCAAGCTCGTGCTCTCGGTTATCCTCAGCAAATGTATGAAGAGCTGATGAACCTCAAGGCTAAATACGCTGAGCTTGAGCGTCGCCATGCAGAAGAAAAAATGCATGCCCGCCGAGAAAAACTCGCAGGTGCCATTGGTCATCTCTACACCGAAGGTCGTTTGACTGACGGCATTATGGCAGAGCAAGATCTGATCTCTTATGTCGAAGGACTAGAGTTTGGTACACTTGAGTTTAGCGAAGGCGAAACTGCCGCCACTAAGCTCCTGACTCTTCTGTCGAAGCTACCTCCTATGGTAACATATGGCGAAATTGCTGGGGGAACTTTCCAATACACAGAGGAAGATCTCGATCCCCACGCCAAAGCTCTGAAGATGGTAGAGGAGTCGGAAGGTTCGATCGATTATGTCGAAGCCTTGAAGAAAACTATGTACTCTTGATGTGATATGGACCTCTTAAGTTTAGTTGGAATGGCAACAAAACGGAGGTCCGATTACTTCGAACAAGCGAAACAACTCGCTAAAAAATACAAAGAACAACCCATTCTTGAAGAAAAAATGTTTCAAGAATCGGTTATGCTTGTGAAAGGGTTGCGTGATAAGCTCATGAGGTGGGAAGAATACGAGAGAACTTTGCTCGATAAAACTCTCACCTCTGCTTTAGCAGCTTTTTTACTCGGAGTTAAAAAAGATCAACCTCAAGATAAATTAGAAAAAGCATGGCCAATAATTGTTGGCGACATGCTACCCCCCTTAACCAAATTTATTGCGGAAACAAAAGAATATATCAACAACGGAACGTTACGCCTCGGTGACCAAACGTTAGATTTTGCCGATTACGATCTTATTGGAGCTATTCCCGGAGCTTTAGACTTAGGGATTGACGAACTAGATAATGTTAATCCGCAACAAGAAGGAATTTTGGAAGCAAAACAAGATGTGGCTCAGGGAAAAACTTGGCCATCTCTAGCCAATAGAGTTTCCAGGTATATAGCGACTCCTACTTTTTCTTTTACAAATCTCGGGGAATATATGGTTGCCCAAGATCAAGGTTTTAAAGAAATGCGTCGTGTGGCCAAGAAAGATAAAAAAACTTGTCTTGATTGTAAGAATTACGGCGAAGCAGGATGGTTACCTATCGGAGAATTACCTATGCCTGGCAAAGGTTGTCGGTGTTACGATAGATGTAGATGCTTTATCGAGTATCGCTAGGGTAAAAACAGTTACGTTTAACTAGGTTAAAAAACAAGTCCTAGAGTAAACTATTTGAAGTCCTTTATTACTATAAAAACATGGCTACTAATGCTGCACCTTGCTATGGCAAGCAGTACATCCGTTACGCTGAAACCTGGGAAGCCGCTACTGATAACGAAGCTGGCGATATCGGTGTTGTTGAGATCGGCGAATTCCGCGCTGTTTCTTACGCCACCTGGGCTGGCCCGAACATCGCTGCTCCCTCAGGCGCTTTTACTGCTGCTCCCGATAATATCTGCGGTATCAACCAGGCTTACATGCCTACCGCTCTGGCTCAGCCTTACACCGCTCGTCAACTGACTGTTGCCACCAGTGGTCTGCTTCTCGTTGAAGTTGATCCTCTTTCGGGCGCTATCGGTCTGAATACTCCTCTGGAAGTTAATTCCCTTGGTCAGGCTACTGCCGCTGGCGACGCTGTCACCCTTGATGGCACCACTCCTCTGGTTCGCGAGAACGTTGACATCGGCGGTCGCCGTCTTGTCCTTGTTTCGTTCGCCTGATAATTAACAGAGCTGGGCATCCTTTGCGGTGTAAGACCCAGCCCTGTGTGCACACATTTGAAGACAATTTTCGATTAACGGAGACTCCCTCCCATGATGAACCTGCAACAAACCTATGCAGGTGTAGATCCGATTCTGACTACACTTGCCCAAGGTTTCATGCTGCCGGCGACCAACATTGCGAACTTTATCGCTCCCGTCGTCGACACCCCAACTCGTGCTGGCCGCATCCTGCGTTTCGGCAAAGAGCAATTCGCCATCAACGACTTCCGTCGTGCTTATGGCACCAACATTCCTTACGTTCAGAGCCGTTACGATGCTGAGCCCTATGCGCTCGAGCAAGAAGTCGTAGCTTGGGAACTGCCGGAAGAAGTCATCGAGAACGCTGGCGAAGGTCCCGCTCAGGTTGACCTGCGTGCGATTGAAACTCGCAACGCCATGAGCCGCCTGATGAATGCTTATGAGTACACCGTTGCTCAGGCTATCACCGTTACCGGTAGCTACAACCCTTACGAGCCCAACACTGGTGCTGGCACTCAAACTGGTCTTGGATTCACCACCTGGGCTGCTTTCCAGACTGCTTACGGTGCTCCTAATGTTGGCCCGGCTGCTTGGTCAAACGTTACCGCCAATCCGATTGAGGACGTTCTGAGCCTCAAGCGTGCTGTTGCTAATCAGATCGGCATCCGCCCCAACTCGATGGTTCTCGGTACTGCTGTGTTCGACCAGCTGCTGACCAACGAGAAGATCCTTGAGCGTATCAAGTACACCACGGCTGATAGCATTGATACCGACATGCTCGCCCGTTACTTCGGTCTTGAGCGCGGTATGCGCGTAGCCGAGGGTCGTTATCTGGATACCGATGGCACTCTGCAGCCTGTATTCCCTGAGAATGGAATTCTGCTGTTCTACAGCCCCAACGGTCCTTCGGATTCCGTTATGCCTGCTGGCGGTGCTAACGCTGCTACTCCTGCTTTTGCTTATACCTATCAGCTGACAGGTACACCCGCTGTTCGCCCTGAGTACTACATTCGTGAGCGTCGCGTGGTTCGCGCTGAAATTACTGTTGAGCGTGTTGTAAACCTCGTAGGTCTGGGTGCTACTGGTCTTATCGGTTCTGGCGCGATGATCACCAACATTCTTGGTTGATCCAAGAATACTAAGGAGGTGTTATCATGGCTATTTTACGACCAATTACTAAAGCGCAATATGAAGTTTCTTTCTCCGCGCTTGGTGGACCTACTTTTACGTCTGTGTTCACGAAATTTAGCGGAGTGAATGATTCTTCGGATAGCAGCACCTACGCTAATGGAACTGGAAACCGACTCTATCATGTTGTCGGTCCCCGCACTGCTGACAATGTTACATTGACAGCTCCCTATGACCCCTCCATTTTCAAACAATTAGAGCAATTCTGGTTGACTTATAACTGTAATCCTATTACTGTTACAGTCACTCCTCGCGATTGTGTTGGAACTGGAGCCGCTCCAGCCGGGGGTCAATACGTTTGCTACGAATGTCAATTCGTGTCGATCACCACTGCTGACGTCGACCGTGAGAGCGGCGATGTTCAAGAGATCGAGGTTGAATTCACAGTTAATTACTGGGAACGCACCTGATTTCTATTTTATAAATTATGACCCTGGCTTTGGCTGGGGTCTTTTTGCATCTAGGGTAAAACCATTTCATATTGGTATTAGTGTCGTCGTATGGCCAAAACGACATTTTCTAGCGGAGTAATTGTTACTTCGCAATGGTTAAATGGAGCGCAACAAATTTATTTTGATGGTCAAGACCTAGATTGGCACTACAATCCTCTAGGCTTGAGTTCTTTAGTAACAACAGGTCCAGACGGATTAGATTCTCGATACATTACCCTGGGTACGGAGCAACCGTATTTAGATTCTAATGGAGAGTATATATCTGGTGTTGCAATTAGTGGCAATAAAGTTGTTTCCGGCGCATGGAATTTCGGTTACGACCCTGCTATAACAGGGAATCCAGTTAATAACCGCAATAATGCTCCCAGAAGCTATGTAAGCAATCAAAAATATAATTTTGCTGGTGGAATTTCGAGCCCCACTCCTGCTCAAAAGATTCAGTCATTAAATGCGGCGGATCTAATTACCAAGGAGATGCTAGTTGAGCAATTAGAATATTTGAAGGATGTTCTTGTTATAGATAATGGAGTGTACTATTCAAGTGCACAACCGAGCTGCAATAATTATACAGCCCCTGGAGGCTCGTCTCAAGTTTGCCCTAACTGATGAGGTTATACTGTGCCCAGGTATTCTCCCCTACCTATAGTTTCGATTGATCCTCGAAACGAAGCAGAATTGGTTCAAAGGGCGTCAGAAGTTGTATATGACGCTTCCAATCAAACTTTAAATGATTTTAGTGCTGGGAACCCTCTTGCTGCATTACTAGAGGGTCAGGCTTTTGCACAGGGAGAATTTTTATTCTGGGCAAACCAATTACCGCAAAAAATTCTAATTGAGTGGATAGGTCCTTTCTTAGGGGCTATGAGACGTCTCGGCACTCCTGCCACTGCTCGTCTTCTTGTTACGATTCCTCCAAATAATCAAAGTGTAACGATTCCAGCAGGCACTGCATTCACCACTAATGCGAATTTAACCGCTGGACAATCGTTTTCTTTTCTATCCGATGTCGACGTAACGATTCCTGCAGGAGAGGTAGAAGGGTATGTAACTGTTTTCTCTCAATTTGTTGGAGCTGACTATAATGTTCCAGCAAATAGTATTACAGGCGTATCAGCAATTAACATTAATGGTCTTACGGCAACCAATCCACAACCTTCAACAGGAGGTAGCGACGTTGAGACTTTTGATGAAGTACAAGAAAGATTTTTCACATTAATTCGCCGTCGTAACCCAGTTAGCGCAGAGGATTGGCAAGACTTTTTCGAAGATTTTTATGGGGCTGGAACGTTAACGTCTGTCCAGCCAAACAGAACAGCGGAGAATAACTATAACTATCTTACAGACTATCTTTTACCAAATGGTCAGGTATCTTTTTTCGTGCTTGGACCGGGCGGAGTTGAGTTAACAGCAGACCAAATTGCTCGCGGTCAGAATGTTGTTAATTTCTCTGTTCCAGTTCAGGGCCAAGGGCACTTATATCCGATTACTCTGAGTCAGGTACAGTACGATATTACTTTAAGAGTAGATGTAAATGGGTCATTCGGCTCTAACTTAAGAAACACTTCCCTTGACTTTAGAGATAGGCTGTATCAAATTCTTCAGCCAGGAACAGTATTCCCTGCCGATATAGATCCTTCTGTTAGTGATGTAAATGCGGCTTTTTACTCAACATTTACTGAAACCACTAGGTTTAGTGACCCTATTGTTGAGACTGCCATAGCTTATAACACACCTCCTCAATTAACTGCATCAGCGGCCACATACACACAAGTTTATAATTTCGAGCCCAAGGATTATCTCTTAACCCAAAGAGATTTGGTCACTACTACTATACCTCTTCCAGTCTTTTATTCGGTCTTATCATCTTTTACACCAACTTCGGATAATAAAAAAGATCAACCAATATATAATAGACTACAATTAGAACAAATTCAATTACTTACGCCTGGACAATTTTCACAGGGTGATGTAGTTTACTGGAGTTCTAATTATTCCGGAGATGATGATCTGCATGTTGTTCTACAGAATGTAAATTTACTCGACACTGCATCTATTATTGAAGCTGTTGCATTAGGAAAAATTTCTTCCGCGAAAACTTATTCTCCATGGGTTATTGGAAATAACTATTCTCAGCTATCTGGGAGCGTTTATAACCCACAAATCGTACAATACGATTACGAGTCTGATGAGTTTATCCCACAAGAATTCTCTACGATTCCTCTTGCAAAAAGACCCGGTGCATTAGTCTGGGTAGTTAGTGACACTTTCACTTTACAGCAAGGCACTGATAATTTAACGGGCGCAACTAGCACTGGCTTAATCAGTTCTTTGCCAGTAGTTCCTCAGAGTTTAACGCCATCTACTAGCTACAGCGCAGGAACTTGGGTGCAAACTCCTCAAGTAGGGTCAGGACCAAATCCGGTTATAGATCCTTACTATAATTATGTTGATCCCACTAAGGGAGCTGTTGTTAAATACGCATATGTTCTAGCAAATTTCACTTACACCCCAAATACGCTTACAGTAAGTGAGTATTTCGATGAGCTAGTTGAGCAGGGAATACTTCAAGAAATCCAAGTACAAAATGCTGACGAAGGATTGCCAATTTACCAGTATAAACCTCGTTTTCCTGTAGGAACATATTTACAATATACACAAGATGTATTTTCTGCGCCAGAATATTATGTAGCTGCACAGTATTTCACCCCTAGCTCAACTAACGTGCAGGATTTAATTAATAACAATTTAATTATCCCTCTCGCTCCAACAAAAACCGAAAAAGTTAATTTAACTAACGAGTTAAAAAACAAAGCAATTAAACAGCCTGTAAAAATGTTCATTTTTTCGCCTGGAGAGAGAACATTTTTTAGAGCGGGAAGTAATGTAATATCTTACACTGCTACTACTCACGTAACACCCTTATTTGATTTTAACATTTATCTCGCAAATGGTACTTTTGTAAAAACAGAGAATTATTTATACAACGCGGGAGAACCACAGGAATATGTCCCATATTTCGATCCTAAATATTTAAATTACGCGGAAGACACTATTCTTTCTGAGGATGGAAAGAATTTTTATCGAGTAATGAGAGCTTTTACACCTTCACTAACCGTAACGAATTGGACTAATACCACAGTTGCCAATACAGCCCGTATTCAAGAATATGCTGGCAATCTTCTCCGCTATGTAAGGCAATACATATGTGATGACGATATTTTATCTCAGCTCGGGAGAGTAACATCCGCAATTAAACTGGGAGTGGCTCAAATTACTTTAATCCCTAGCAATTCAGGAGTGTTTTCTAATTCTCTGGCACAGGTGACTTATGTTTGGGAAAACACAAATTCTTTTACAGAGATTCCTCAACTTTCCTGGTTTACAAATACTACTTATCCTTACACCCCGCCTAACTATAGTGGAGGAACTTTAAACTTATGACACAAAGTTTAATTTCTTTAAACGGGGGGACTAATCAGATCCAAAGTGCTTCAGATCCGGTTCAGGGAACTTTATATTCTCCTCAGTATATAAAATTAAATAGTTTAAATTCTCGACCCACTGAATGGGTTGCTGAAGGACGCCCAATATATCACCGTCTACCGAATCCAAACGAAATTTTCGAAGGTGAAAAAAACCGTGGTTACGTTTACATACCGTATGGACAAGGCATATTTGGTCCCGTGTCTCTGGAGGTTGAAGCCTCCACCAATAACCAAGAACTGATTATTAAAGGTGGAATTATTACATGGCAATATGGTCGTTCCGTAGTTTTACCAGTTTTACTTAACTTACAAGATCTGCAAATTTCAAGTGCTCGGTATTTTGTAGGTTATGAACTCATTTATGACAAAGAGCCGCAACCATTTCAGTATAAAGCTCAAGATTACTCGTTAAGTGGTTTACCTTTAACTTTAACTTCCAGTACTGATGGAATTATTGGTTGGAGGTATGGGGTAGGAAATGCTTTTGTTAGTAGTTCAGCTTATTATTGGAATAACCAAGACCCCTTGCTACCGAGTTATGCGCAACCCACACAATCTTATATCGCGTGGGAATCGAGTCTTCCTCAAGCTTTCACATCTATTCAAGTGCAGCTACCTGCTACAACCTATGTTCCAGAGGGTGTTCAAGCCGTACTGTATTATCTCAGCGGTAATACATGGATGCCAATAGCCTCCGCACCGGCAACCTTGATTGATCAAGTTAATTTTTTCAATATAACAATATCTGAGGCTCAGTTTCAAAAAAATTGGAAAATAGAATGGAGAGATTCCTCGGGTAATTTTTATCTACCGATTGCAGTTGAGTCTATATCAGTGGATGGTGTTGTAACTTTAGAAAAAGTTCCAGCTGCTGCAGTTCCAAGAGCATCCTTGGTAATTTATCCTGAAAACACCGCACCCAAAGATAAAATTTACTGCCAATTGGCCCTAGTTGACATTGACAATGCCTTTCAAATTACAAAAATTATAGATTTAAGAGATATTGTACACCAAGATTATGTTCCAGTTTCGGATTGGCTGACGAAAGCTTGGGATGATAATTTAATTGATCTGTATGAACAGGTCAAAAATTATGACCAAGAGTGGCTGTCTCCCTTAACAAGCATGGAGCAGGAATATATAGACTTAGAAAAATCAGGTATTTTAGTAGAAAAATGACTTTTTACACTCCGACTTTTAATGTTGAGCAGTTTGAATTAAGGGATCAGATTAACCCTTATTTGACTGAGGATCAAACATCAGATGTTTCTCTAACTGTATCTCGTGTTAATGAACAATTAAACTGGGTTGCTCAACTTTTAGGGTGGAATGGTCCGAATTACTGGAATAGTTTAGTATCAACACCTGATGAGAAGCGACAGCTTTTAACGGGATCATTTGGTGTCTATAATAGTTTTACATTACCTCGCGTATTGGAAGTACGAAATTGGTCGAATGAGATAGTTATTGAAAATCTAGAAGGAATTAAAAAACAACAAATTTGTTACTTGGGGTCTGAGACAGCTGTAATTAATAATATTGTTACCGGAGCGGACAATACATTGGTGTTGTCCCTGAGTTCTGTAACTTCATCCTTTTACCAACAATTTGCAAATAACGAGCAATTAAAAATTGACAGTCGAGAAAATAGACCAGCTCCGTTTAATCGTCCATCTGCAGGCGCATCGGCTGATGCTTCTTTTATTTGCGGCGTACAAAATAATTCTTTAATCTTATATCCAAGTTGGGATGTTCAAAAAACAACCCCCTATAAATTTAATATTCTTATTTGGGGCGCTCGATATTATTTCAATCAACCTGTATATTTCTCTCTTACGAATTCTTCTCCGACTCCTGAAATCAGCCCAATTTATGACCCAATTTTAGAGTTGTGGTATTTGGATTTTCAAGATTCTACTTCCGTTAATCCTGTTACTACAGTAGGGTATCTTGTTTGGTCTTATTCAAATACAACAGTACAACAAAATGTAATCGCAGAGGTCATATTAGAACCTTGGAAAGATCCTTCGGATTGGAACATTGTTAATACATTAAACAATTTTTCCGGTGTGTGGAGTAATAAAGGTGGAGCTCTACCATTTAATTTTTGTTTCGACGCTTTAAATATTCACGGGTACGATGAACAAAAATCTTTGTACTTAAATAACATAAATCGAAATGTTTCTTTCAACGATTTATTGAGATTGGCTTATTTTCAACAGACACCGCAAACATTGCAAATTCGTAATGGGTCCAAAGTGGGAGAAGTATGGTGGAACTCTGCCACCGGAGTTTTCTCTGTATATCCTCCTTCCTCGGTATCATGCGGTTCATGGCTTGAAGTTCAGTACAGAGAAAATCCTGAACCTTCTCTGGCTTCTGATTTAACATTCTCAACAGTCGCAGAGTTTCAAGCTGCAGCTACAACCATTCCTTTAGGGTCAGTTGTTCGAATTACGGATGTTACGGGATTACAGGCTAATGGAACAACTTATCAAATTCAGGGAATTACATCGCCATTACCTAATTCTGGCGAAGTCCTTCTTTCAAAATTAAAAGAGGGAATCCTATATACAGTTGAAGAATTTATATTCACGGATGTAAATCAATTTAAGGATAATGCAGTTTATCTCCCGATAAACTCTATAGTTCGTCTTGTAGACCCAACAGGTTTAAAACCTTCTGAAAGTGGTGACTATATCATTGATAACTTGGAGTACATAATTACTTCTACTCAAGCATACGAAATATTATTAATAAAACAATATTCTTCTTTGGAGTGGAGATTGACTCCAAGTTCGATCTTACGGTTTATTGGAAACACGCGATTATACAATGGTATCGGTGATCCTGAACAAGGCGAGATGTGGTGGGATTTTACCAATCCAGACCCTCTAACTCGAGCGGCGGCCATTTGGTATCAATCGGCTTGGGTCACTGTCAGTCCGAATGTACCATTAAATTCTGAACCTGGTATCGTATCTTATGGAGCTGTCAAACTTTATTGCGATGGAAATTTATTGACACCTGGAGTTCTTTATTACACTGAAAACTACACTTTTGCGTACACTGTAAATTCTTCGACCGGAAATTTTGAATTTACTTATGTTCCTATAACTTTCCTTGGAAAAACTCAATTCCCACAAATTACTGTATCAGATGCTTTAACTTCGGCATATCGAGTTGATATTTCTTATTTAGTGTTTAGCGGGGTTCAGTATTATATGAGTCCAAATGTTTTGGATTCAGAAACTCCTTTAAGACTGTGGAAAGAAAGCAGTCTTCAAGTAGTTAATTCTGTAAAAAATCTTACTCTAAATATATACGAAAATCCCCTCGTTGCGGATTTGAACTCAGGTCCAAGCGATAACTGGAGTAGATACTTTTTAAGACTTCCACCTTCATATCAAAGAAATGACACAAAATGGCTGAAGGCCAACTTAATTGCACAAGATTTCGCATATTACGGGTCTACAACATTCCCGGAGCAAATGGAATGTTATAGTGATACAACGACTCCAGCTATATACGAGGAGTTAGTACTATATCCTCAAACAAGGATAAACTCCAATTTAATTTACTCAGAACCCTACCTCTACTCGAATGTAGGATTTTTTCAAGATGTGCAGAGAGAAGATTTCAGCAACGCCGCAGTGCTTCCTGCATTCGATACAGTGTACGATCAGTTCGATGAAGCGTATTTACAGGAATATAGTCCTCTTCATAACAGAATAGCCAACACTACATCTTCTCCATCTCAGGGATATGGTGATTGGGAAGGTGTTTACCTCTACGCGGAAGATTGTCAGGATTTATCAGGCTTTGTTATAAATGATAAAGAGACGGGGGCTGTGCAAGAAACTAAAGCTCCAATTGAGGACGCTAGTATATACAAATTCCCCCCATTATGCACTCAACCAGAAACTTCGTTCTCTGTTGATGCGAATCTATACAAAACCTGTTATGCTTACTTCGCTGCGGATTTATCAGCCGCTGAAGATGGATTTTTTGATATCCAGCAGCCCATGGCTTGGAGGCATTCTGTCGATAATATAAAAACAGGGTATGTACTATCGGCAGCCGGGTAAAACTTTTTCAGTTACCGAAAATTTATGGCTTCTCGGAAAAAACCAATTGAGTATAAAGAAGGATACACACCGGAGATCGTAAATTTTGAAGAGCAAGAATTTTTTCAAGATTTAGTTGATTCCGTTGTGGAAGAGACGTTCAAAATCGACAGCAACGCAGAGGAAGAAGAAACAGAAGAAGAAATTTCTCTTACAGCTGAACAACCCGTAGTTGAAGAAAAAATTATCAAATCCGCTCCTGTTCCACCCACTCGTTTTATACAACATCAGAGAAATATTCCAAAGTTTTCCCGTACAAGGAATAAGACTCCATGAAGCTGCGTGACATCCAATTTGTAAAAGATTGTGCATTAGCTTTTCAGTCATCCGGATTCGCTTCTGAGATGGCCGGATTACCCATGGGTACGGTTCGAGGGACTATTGTTTCAGTAGATGATCCTGAAAATCGCGGTAGAGTGAAAGTTATTTTTGACTCAATGAATCCGCAAATTCCGGAAGTTTGTGGCGCGGGTGAATATTCTGAAGAACGCCCAGCAGAACAACCTGATGAGTCACACTGGATAGATGTTTCTCCTGCATTTAAAGGTAAACAACCGAAGGGGTTAATTGATAAAAGAGTACATATTCCTGTGTCTAATGGTCAATACCAGTACGCTGTTCTTCAGGACGTAATATACGATCCTCAACTCTTGACCGAGCAGGCACAGAAAAAATTAAAAATGCCCAATAACAGCTCCATGACACGGTTACCTTTGTACCCGTCTGGATCGTTACCGGAGGCTTGCGAAGAAAATCACGGATGCACTGTTATAGAATTAGATGGTCCAATGAATTCGGATTGGCTCTGTGTTTGTTTGAAGCGCAACGGGCAGTATTATTGGGTTCGACATATTGACACGAGTCATGGACATGCTGGTCAAAATGACAGCGCCCAGCGTCCTGATAGTGATGGGGATGCACAGACTCCGATTAATAACGCAACAGTCTGGGATTATACGTTCCCAACCACTGCTGAACCGATGGAAAAATATTCTCAATATGGAACAAGTCCAAGACCAAATCCCTTTAGTGATCAAGCTAATTGGATAGGAGGAGCATCATGAGCGAGTATCCTGATTCTAATTACGGGTCATTAGAATTTTACACTTCTATAGTGGGTCAAAGTTGTGAATATCCGAAACCTTTTTCTTACTGGAAGGGGGGAGTTTTCTGTGGAGACTTAACAGTTAAGTCAAATTTAGATGTCGAACAAGAACTTACTGCACTAACGGCAACAATTGCTGGTTCAAAATTTACATCATCGGCTGTTACAATAGAAGCTCCGCTTACGGTCAACGCTAATACCACAATTAAAGCACAATTAACAACAGATGGATTAGTTGTTGCAAATTTGGAGTTCAAACCAGTGCAGTTGCCTCCGTTTAACAACTATTATGTATTGGCCTCTTACATTCCCTAGACATGGCAGTTCGCAGACCGAGTATATATAGTCCCACTTGGGTTTTTCAGGATTTTCTTTACGCAGACAATCCTCCTGAGCAATTAAGGTATTTGCAGGTAAAGTGGGACGGAGCAGTTTTCCGAAGAAAATCCGCTACTTTTGACTATAGCAATCCTCCTTATCCAGACATTGAGCAAAGAGGAGGGAGCATAGTTGCTCAAATTGATTACACTAAAACAGGTAATTTAATTACGATTGATAGCTGGGAGGTCAATTGGCAAGATGAATGGCCTCTTCGACTTGCAATTAACTATCTGATTAATTGTTTATACTCAGTCGGTGCAGAATATATTATTCGCGTCGTTAAGACAAATATCGACATCGCTTTTTGGCAATCCGAAAATTTTTATCCTTTAGAGCCAGAATATAATTTTTTCGCATTAGATCCTGAGGTTCAAGATAATCCCCCTACTTACTTGGTGTATAAATCATGACATTACCTACGGCACCTGTTGACGGCACCTTATATCCCCCTTCGCCAGCTACAGGACAGATTCAATATCGTTATAACGCTAAAACGAAACTTTGGGAATCGATTGCTCCTGCTCAAACTGTAATTCCTGGCACTTACGGATCCTCTTCAGAAATTCCTAAAATATCGATTGACAGCTCAGGAGCAATATACGCGGCGGAATCTGTTCCTTTTCAAAACAATGTGGATAATTCTTTCGTGCCAACATCCTCTTCAGATCCAGGCGAATTGGGTCAAATGTCTTTTGATGCAGAATATTTATATTGGTATGACGGTTCGCGATGGAATCGCGTGAAAAAAGATGATTGGTAAGCTGCCGGGTAAAACCGATTAAGATTTGAATAGTCGTCCGTGGCCATTCCAAAAATAAAAGAGATTACTGTACCAGCTCCAACGGCGATTATATTATGGTTTGATTCACCAATTGATAATCGAGTTGTAATTCCTACTGCGTCATTTACCGTAAATTACGGGCAATACACTGTATCAAACGCTTCTTATAGCTCCGATACAATGATTACGTTGGAGATAGACGAAGCTCTTACTCCTGGAGATTCAGTGTTTGTATCTTATGAACCTCCTCTCCCTATTAATGAATGTTTAAGAGGACCAGTTCCGCCGACGGCAAATGACATAGTTAAAAAACGTAACGCTGTACGCGCTTTCTACCGTGTCCCCGCGCGCAGTCTACTAACTCCAAATGAGCAAACTGACGGGACTCGCTCTCAGTCCAACTTGGGAGCTACCATTGGAGGGTATGGTTTTCCTTATCAAAATCGCAGCGGTGTTTTAACTCCAGGCAAATCAGATCCTCGTTCTGCCTCTCCGGACGATTTTATCGTCGCTTACGGATTAAAAGAAGCGATTCAGTTAACCAACATCGACGACGCTTCTGCAAATTCAGTGAATGTTGCCAAATTGCAAATGGCAATTGAGGATGCAAATGCATTGATTGATAGTTATATAGAGCAAAGTGGTAAAGCTGGAATGGTTTTAATCACCAGCAATCGCCGCAGAACTGCATTGATTATTGCTAGATATTTTTTGGATACAGTTCGTCGCAGAGACGATGTATTTCAGGATTATCAAACGGCTTTAAAACAAATGCAAGCCGAAATGCAGATGACTGCCATTCGTGCTGGTAATGGAGATTCAGCGATTGACACTCCTAGGGGAATTATGCGTTCCTGGAGGATTCCGCAACGTTATAACTCCGTAAGTGGCAAAGGTTTGTCCGGATGGACAACTGACACAGCAGGCGACCAAGCCCCTGATTATCGTATTGGATGGGGAGCAATTGGACAAAATAATGATTTCCCCAATTGGATTACTTCCTCCAATTATCTTGAACTGGGTGGAACTCTGCAGATAGCGGAACCAAATGATGCTGGCGGGTGGTATATCGATGGCTCAAATACCAACTTCCCCTAGGGTAAAAGCAAGTAACTGAAAAAATATAAAAAACCAACTTCTTTCCAACGCTGATTCATCACCGTTTGTGGGGACAAACAGAGTCATTTGCAGAAATAATGTCTCTTGAGTCGTCAATAAACTTGTCAATTTTGACTCGAGCGCCCTGCTTTAAGAAGCTATGTCGATTTCCATACTCAACTTAAGAACTTTTGGCATTGGCACAAAACCAGATTCTCTGGAGCCAGGTCAAATATGTTTCAACTTAACGGAAAGGCGTATATTTGTTGGGGACGGCAGTGATTATTTAACGAGTTTTGATGGCACAACAACCCCTGGATTGCCTGGATCGGGGTGGTTTGAAATGCCGATGGGGGATGCGGGGTTATCAGAGTATTTCCTGCAAAACCCTGCTTCGCTTGGCGACAACCCAATTGATGGTCAAGTTTTAAGTTGGAATTCTTTATTAAACCAGCCAGTTTGGACTACAATTACGCCAGGAGGACCTACTAGCGGTGCAGTCTATCAAACTACAAACTCCGCAGTAGCGGCTGCGCCCGGTGCAACGATTACTGAAAAACTTAATGCAGCACTGGGAGTTTCTCCAACGACAGTTTGTGCTGCTATAGTTACGGGAAATCCGGGAGATACATATCAAGGTTTATACTACTTTACGAACGGTTTTTGGGTTTTTGCTGCGAATTACGCATATCCGACTGCAGCTCAAGTCCCTTATTCAGGTTTAAATAGCGGACTGGTTGCAAACAACGTTCAAGATGCAATCGACGAGGTTAACAATAAAGCTTCCGAGGCAGTTATAGACGCTGCAAGTGCAGAAAATACTGCAAATAATGCAAATGCTACGGCAGCGATAGCTGAGAGCACCGCAAACAATGCTTTAGCGATTGCTCAACAGGCTATACCTCGCTCGGTCTTAACAACAAAAGGACAAATTATTGTTGCTACTGGCGCGAGCACTTATGCTGCTTTCCCTAGCGGCTTTAATGGACAAGTTTTAATAGCGGATTCTACGCAGCCAACGGGACTTCGATGGACTTCGACTATACCTGGGATAGTTTCTGCTGTATACGGCGTATCACCAATTATTGTCAATAATTCGGATCCGTCTAACCCTGTTATTTCAGTTAATGCTGCCTCTACGGGTGCGCCTGGAGTTGTTCAACTTGACAATACCACGAGTAGCACTTCAACAACGCAAGCTCCAACTGCAAACGCTTTAAAGATTACCTACGATCTCGCAAATGCTGCCTTACCGCAAACAGGGGGCGTATTAACGGGTGATCTTACGCTAAACAACCAATCGGATCTAAGGTTTGCAGACGCTGATAGCTCCAATTGGGTGGCCTTTCAAGCCCCTGCTAGTGTACCTAGTGACATAACCTGGACACTTCCGGCAACAGATGGATTGAGTGGAGAAGTATTAACTACAAATGGTGCCGGGCTGTTAAGCTGGTCAAGCTCATCATCCTTCATTACTATCTCGGGTATAAACCCTATTGTTGTAGACAATACAGATCCGGCCAACCCGATTATTTCGGTTGACAATGCTTCCCAAACAACAGCGGGAGTTGTCCAATTAAACGACACTACTACGAGTACATCGACAACTCAAGCTGCTACTGCAAATGCAGTTAAAACAACTTTTGATGTGGCTGACGCCGCATTGCCAAAAGCAGGTGGAACTTTAACTGGCACTTTATTCTCAATTCCGCTACAAACTCCTGGCATCACCTCTGCTTCCGACTTAGGTTTGGCTGTAGAACCCTTAACCGGTCAAGTTAAATCTTTAACCGCTTTTGACGCAGGTGAATATTAATTTCTTTCTTTAACGCAATGAAATTCCTTCTCAAACGGACGAGTACCGCTAATAAGCGTCCCGTAGCGGCTAATATGTCCTACGGTGAATTAAACCTTAACTATGATGCTTCAACAGGCGGTCTTTTTTATAAAAATTCAGCTGGCGGCGTAGTTAAAGTTGGCCCTTGCCAAGTTGGTGCTACTGCTCCTAACTCCTCTCCCGCCGGTTCTGCCGGAAACAGCGCTGGTGAGTTTTGGTACGATACTGCCAATAGCACCCTGAAAGTTTATGACGGTTCCGCCTGGGTTGAAACCGGTGGTGCTGTTCAGGGTGTAACGGGCACTGCTCCGATTCAGGTTGATAATACCGATCCTCTGAATCCGGTTATTAGTGTTGATTCAGCAACCACTTCTTCGGAAGGCGTTGTTCAACTGAGCACCTCGACTTCCAGCACTTCAACTACCGAAGCTGCTACTCCGAGCGCCGTTAAGGATGCTTACGATTTAGCGGATGCAGCTCTGCCGAAGTCCGGTGGTACAATGACGGGCACCATCACCTTTGATGGCGCACAAACATTCCCGGTTTCTGGAATTCAGGACGCTACAACCGTTCAAAAAGGTGTAGTTCAAATTGGCACCAATATCCAGGTTGCTGCTGGAGTTATTAGTGTCGAATCCGCAAGCACAACCGTCCCTGGTATTGTTCAGTTAAACGATACCTTAGCTTCCACCTCTACTACCGAAGCGCTGACGGCTGCTCAAGGTAAGAACCTGCAAGATCAAATCGATGCTCTTGTAATTTCGAGCAACCTGACCTTTGCCGGTACCATTGATGCTTCAACCGGTGACATGGTCACCGTTACGACAGAAGGTGGCGCTGCTGGTTTCGCAGTAGGCGATCCTCTGCCTGCCGCAGCTTCAGGTAACGACAATTATTTCGTCATTGTAACCATTCCTGGTACAATGACACCTCCTGGCGGCTCTCCTCAGGCTTGTCATCAAGGTGACTGGTGGCTATCTAACGGCACTTCTTGGGAATTCCTGGATGTCGGTTTTAACGCCCCTTACGCATCAACTTCGACACCTGGCGTTGTTCAGCTCGCAACGGACGCTGAAGTACAAGCTGGTCTGAATACCGATCACGCTGTAACTCCTTCTGGCCTGCAGAGCAAAGTTAGCGATAGCACGAGCACCACATCGAGCACTACAATCGCTTCCAGCACCGCTGTTAAGTCTGCCTATGACTTAGCTGATGCCGCTCTGCCCGAGTCGGGTGGCACGATGACTGGCGATATTACAATGAGCGGCGCTGGCGTCGGCATTGTATTTAACGATCTGTCGGAAATCGACGCTATCAGCGATAGCACAAGCACCACCTCCAGCACGACTGCTGCTTCGAGCACTGCTGTTAAGGCTGCTTATGACCTAGCCGACGCTGCTCTGCCTGAGTCCGGCGGTACGATGACTGGCGACATCACCATGAGTGGTGCTGGCGTTGGTATCGTTTTCAACGATCTGTCTGAGATCACCGCTATTAGCGATAGCACCAGCACAACTTCGAGCACCACCGCTGCTTCGTCGACCGCTGTTAAGAGCGCCTACGACCTGGCCGACGCTGCTCTGCCGAAGGCTGGCGGTACCATGACTGGTACGCTGACCGTTGATACTGGCGCTGACGTTGTTATCGATGATCTGACAACTCCCGTTGCTGGTACTTCGACTCAGCTGGTTGTTGTTGTTGAGCCTGGTGTTGACGGCACTCTGCTGTCGACTGCTGAGCTGGACGGCGGCACCTACTGATTTTATCTTAGCCTTTTATTTACAGGGGGAGGGTTTTCTCTCCCCCCTTTGATTTTTTCTTATCATGGCTACCGTATTACTCAAGCGTTCTGGTACTGCAAATAAGCGTCCCGTTGCATCGGGCATGTCCCTTGGTCAATTGATGCTGAACTATGATTCGGCCACAGGGGGTTTATTCTATAAAGATTCCGCAGGGACGGTCGTCAAAGTTGGCCCTGCTCAAGTTGGTACAACTGCACCAAACTCCACTCCTGCATCTGGTGGTTCCAGTGGGAACAGCACGGGTGAGTTTTGGTATGATACTGCGAATAGTTCGTTAAAAATTTATAATGGTTCGAGCTGGATTGCAACTTCTTCTCCCAGCGCGATTAACGCTTGTTGCACCTCTAACTTCCTATCCTGCAATACTTCTGCTGCAAACATTGATACTAAAGCTCCAGCTGCTAACAACTTTTTTGTTGGATGTAATGCTGGCGCTTGTATTACTACCGGATGTCATAACTTCTTTGTCGGACTTTCTGCTGGAAACAGAAATACAGAAGGAACCGATAACACTTTTATAGGTTGCGAATCGGGATGCAAAAATACTACAGGTATACGTAACGTTTTTATAGGTAAACGAGCAG